GCTTCATCATATGCTTCCCAACTTCTTTTAGGTCTTCTTTGGAATGCTTATGATGTTTTTTCTTTTTATCTTTCATGCCTTTAGCCATTTTAGCGGCTTTACAAGACATCTCATGCTCTTTTTTATGCATATTATTTCTTCCCCTGTCTGTTATAGGATTTCTCTAATTGCAAAGGTGGCTTTCCGCCAGGCGCTCTAAATCTAGGCACTGTAGAACTCAGTTCGCCAGATTTAGGCACATGTTTAGGCGTAGCTGTCTTTGCACCATCGGACATAATTTTGATTCTTGACATGTAATTACCTATTTTAAATCTCCTAAAAATTTAACAGCCAATTTCACTTGTAAAATTTTAAAAGCTAATTCGCGATCTTCATTTGTTTTAAATTTGAGGGAACAGATATTTTTTTCATCCTCATTTTCCCAGATCATATTATGAGATATAGAGACTAATAAAATCTCATCTTCATCCCCACGAACAACCTGAGAAAATTTATCTAAATTATAAAATGCGCCATCATGTTCAACCCACATTACTCACCTTTTATTTATTGGACATTTTTTCACGTGTATAATGCTTGTTAGCTAATGATTTGTCATCATGTGCATCAATCTTACGACGTACTTGCTCATAGCTATTGCTTGCACCTGCTGGAGGCTTTGGGTCTACGTTTTCTTTAATTTTAATGTAATCTGCACCGGCATCACCTTTTCCATGCCCACCCATTGATGTATTTTTATGGCTGTGTCCCATTTTATTTCTCCTCATTTTTTTGTTTAATATCTAATCTATTTAAAAGTTCTTCTACAAGCGCATGAACTTCAACATATGTCAATCTCATAGGCTTAGGATGATCAGATTGACATAATGGATCTCCTCTACAAGAGGACATGCAATATCCTTTCCATATAGAATATATTTCATCATTTTGCATGTTTTCCCATTTTCTCATTTTTCACCAATCATTTTTTGAGATAATTCTTGTTGTCTCATTTCTTTATCATGTTGACCGTTAGAAATATTTTGAATCAAGTTAAAAATGTTGATAAAGTTATCTGTATCCATTGTTTCCAACTCTTTAACTGCCTTGATTTTGGCCAATGTACCTTGATCACGCTCTTCATGTGCACGTGCGATGCGTTCTTGATTTAGTGCATTATCTAGCTGTATTTTAGATAAACGCTCCTGCCCGAGCGATTGATCGCTGAATGCTTTGGATTCAAGGCTATTATTAACAACTTGCTGGTTCTGCATTTGAAGTTTATGAGCTTCCATCTGCATTTGTTGCTCTTGTTCTTGTTGTTTTTGAATAGCTTCAATCATTTTATCCTTGTCTTGGATAGTAAGATCAGAAAGCAATTGATCAACCGGAATCGGAAGCCCATCTTTCCAGAGATTGTATTTTTGGAGATACGCAAGCTGCTTCGTAGTAGCCGTAAGAGGCGCATTTGTAACCACTGCATCATATCTTTGAAACGACTTATCACGAAATTCATTTGTTGGCTCCTCTTGGATCATACGTTTGATTTTTCCAAGAGTATAATTTTTCTGAATAAGGGCCCAGTGCAAACGACCTGCATTACGTTGAGAAAGGTCAAGATTGTCGAAAAGTTCCTGCAGCGTAGTAAGGGCCGCACCCTGCCGAAGTTGCTCTGTAATGCCCACGTCACTGTCTTCTGCTTGACCCAATAATTCAGGTGTAACTCCGGCATTTGATTGGACATCCTCTTTAAGAAATTGAGTAGCCTGATAATTAGCTGGATTAATATTTGCGCCTGGTTTATCAACAAGGGATTGTAGTCTCCCTTTTTTGAAGAAACGTACTTTACCAGGGCCGACTTTAAACGCATCTGAATCATCGATAAGTGCATCTTCTTCAACATCTACGCCGCTAAATTGTGCCGCCAGCAGATCCAATTCCAATTGCTTGCGATATGAATGTAAATAAACAGGATCTCTGATATTTCTGATCATACCCTGATAGCGGTATGCATAGTTATTATTTGCTAAATCATGATATCCCACAAATGGGGTGTAAGGGTACATATCTATGCCGAGAGGATTAGGACCATTATAAAAACAGACATTATTAACAATGATAGCAAGATGAACAGTAGGCACTTTTTCTTTGACCACAACAACATCTGGAAACCTCGCCTTAAGATTGTGCATATCCTCTTTGTCTAATTCAACTTCCACGCTCTCATATGTTTCAGGATCTATGATGAAGGTAGCCATTCTTTCTGTCTGATACCAATATTCATCGTAAGCTAGGAAATCTTTGCGCCTGATATTATATTGCTGGGGCATGAATGTGAATTTAGTATCGAAATAGGCTTGTGTATTCAATAGATCGATATCCGTTTCACGTCCTGGTAACATAGCTTTTACTTGCTTCTTATGCATGTATTTACGCGTGCGTATAAATAAGCAGTCGGAAAGATCCATCTCCCTCCAAAACGCATCCATCATCACCATATCAGCGCTTAAACATTCCGTGCGCAAATTTCCACAGATCGGATCTTGTCTATAATCTATCCAGGAGTGCATTAAAGATAAACCAGTGATACCTGCGGCTTCTTTGAAGCAATTACTTACAGTATTGTATGTGTCATCATTATAATAAGCGGATTGTAGAGCTTTAGTACCTTGTGAGGCTGTTCGATCACTAGCACCATGGACAGCTTGCATTTGAGTGGCTTTTCGATGTTGTCTTTGTCTACCACATACCATATTGACAACTGGCATGGAGTTGTTAAATACGAATTTAAGCTGTTCATAACTCAGGCCCGTATATGAATTAAGATTACGTTGGTCACCGAGATATACTTTACGATCTATGAGCTGCTCCCAGAAGAAGAGCTGCCATGCAGATAGATTCTGCATATATCTTTCATCGGCTTCGGCTACGATATCGCGATCGCCATCCTTGTAGAAACCTTGATATACATTAGGAACTGTTTGAGTCCTTTCGAGCATTCCGCTTGTCATTTAATTATCTCCCAAAGGGTCTGTTCATTGAGGTGCTAGGGCCATGTATTGCAGGTTTCTTTGGCCCATATCCTGCTTGTGATTTTAGTTGCGATAGATTATCTTTAGTCATTGTTCCAGGCCCTTTCCCATATTGTAATTTAGCCATAGCCATATAACGTACTGAATCAGCACAGTGAGAACACCAATCATGGACAGGAGATTCGCTATAGCTATTTGTTTTTTCATTATAGTTTTTTCTATAATTTTCCAAACATTTAATTAGGTGTCTACACTTTTCGGCATCAATAAAGGCTATACTTAACATGGAGCGTACAGCTTCAATACCGGTGCCAATCTCTCTTTCTCTTTCTAGAATTACTGACTTAATACCTACCTCATAATATGCATCCTGAATGGTGCGTCCTGTTTCTAAGCCTCGGTTACCCGCATCGTGAGGGAAATAATGTGTGCCGTAGACATAGGGTTTGGATTGCAAGAGCTTGGCGTAGTGCGCGACTGGTTCGCCTTGCATCTCGTAATAATCGATGATGCGCACTTCACCTCCGATATCCTGCCAAAATGTGATTGATGTTGAGTCTCCGATTCCGAGATCCCAGGCTGTATTGACATTGGAGCGAGTCTCCCATGGTACGTTACATATAAGATTTTCTTGACGGGCTTTTTCGATGAGTCTGGCATAATACGATCCTTCAACGCCTCTGTTAAATGAGCAATAGTATTCTTGCTGTATCATTTCTTCTGAGATACCCGAGCGTCTTTCATCTTCCATATCTTCATCTGTTAGAACACCTGTATCTCTAATGCTAAGTATCTCGAGAAACCATTTATTTGAGTTTTCTTTAGCCATGTTGACAAGGTCGTAAAAATGGTTCTTCCCGCGTGGCGTGCTTATGAAGATGGCATATCCAGAACTTACTTTGATAATCGGTCCCATTAGCTCCCAAACTTTGTGAGATTGAAGAGCGAATTCACTAAATACTAATACATGAGCATTGACACCCATCACGCTATCAATATTATCTGAGCCTATGATTTGGAATAGGGAACCATTTGTAAATCTTATCTTGAGATCTTGAGAGCTCTTCTGGTCAATGAGTTCTTCTGGTATGTAACTGAGGATGCGCTTTCCATCGATAGTAGAGCCTTCCCAGATGATTTTCTTACCTTGTGAGTATGTGGGTAGGATATAGTAGCATGTATGTCCTGGGTTGCTAATAAGATAAAAGATTACCCAATTGAAAATAGTGAGGTCTTTACCAGCTCTTCGATGCACACACCAGACAGCGCGCTTTATGCCGCTATTTAGAGCTTTTATTACGTTCTTCTGGTATGGCCTGGGCTGATAGTTTAGAGCCAGCGGCGAGGTCATTATTTACCAATATATTGTATGTGAATTGTTTAGTACCTTCGATGGATTTCTTGCGTTCTGCGTCTTGATCTGCTATTTCGCATTCGTGGTCAGTTAGTTCTCTATCATACATGCTAATATAACGATGAGATAAACCCTTTTCTAGTTGTTGCCTGTGCAGTTTTAATGCTAAAGCGGCTCTGGCCTTTTCATAATAAGGTTTAAATTCAGGTTTTATCTTTAGTAGTTTCCATTGTTCATAGATAAGATCATGTTTTAAAGCATACCAGAAACTAAATGAAGTACGAATATCATCTGATTCTTCAGTAGCCCATTGAACTAAATCTTTTCCTAATTTAACGCATTCCTCTAGGGGAGGAGTTATAATTCTAGGCGCGCCAGCTGTCATAATATTTAAAATTTTAATTAGTTATTCACAAGTTAATGCGGGTGACAATATTTTGCAAGTGTGATATCATTTTTTATTAAATTTTGAGTAAAAACACGGGATAAAATGCA